GCTCTGTCGAAGGAGGGTAACTGACCACGGTACGCGAGTTATTCACCCGCCTCGGCTTCAAGACTGACACGGCATCGCTCAACAAGGCGGAACAAGGCATCAACCGCGTCAAGGATGGCGCGGAACGTGCTGCTGCGGCCCTTCGTAATGCTGCCCTAGCCTTGGGTGGCTTTGCTGCGGTGCAGGGCCTTGTGCGCGTTGCAGACGAAATGCAGTCCATGCGGGCGCGTATCGAAGGATTGCCGCAAACGATTGGCGATGCAGGCATCGCGTTTGATACGGTGGCGGATAGGGCCGCTGCGGCAGGCATGAGCATCGACGCTTATGGGCGGCTTTACACGCGCGTAGGCATGGCGGCGCAGGACTACATCAAAACGCAAGAAGACTTGCTCGGCATTACGGATACGATCTCAAAGGCGCTAGTTGTCGGTGGGGCGAACACGCAAGAAGCGTCGGCTACGATGATCCAGTTCTCGCAGGCGCTCGCATCGGGCGTGCTGCAAGGCGATGAGTTCCGGTCAATGGCTGAAGCCGCGCCGCAATACCTTGAGCAGCTTTCGCTGGCGATGAACATTCCGCGCGAAAACCTCAAGAAGATGGCATCCGATGGCAAGTTGACGGCCCGAGCTGTGATCGAAGCCACTCGCCAGATGTCGGGCTACTTTGAAGATCGTTTCAAGCGTATGCCGATGACGGTGGGCCGGGCTATCAACATCATTCAAGTGCGCTTTTCCAAAATGATCGACAAGATGAACCGGGACACTAACCTGATCCCGACTATTGCCGACAAAATGGTCAAGGCCTTCGATAAGATCGAGGCTGGCATTGGTTTCCTGATCGACAAACTCGGCGGCTTTGAAAACGCTGTCAGGTTGGCAGGCGCGGCTATTGTAGTAGCGTTTGGGGCGAAGACGCTGCAAGTGCTGGCGGCGTTCCGTTTGGCGTCCCTTGCGGCCCTGTGGCCTTATATCCGCATGGCCATGATCCTGACCGCCGTCACGCTGGCGCTCGAAGACTTGTATGTCTGGATTCAGGGCGGTGATAGCGTCATTGGCAACGCCATTGGGCCTTGGACGGAATACGCCGGTATCGTGCAGTCGGTGTGGGACATCATCAAGCCGCTTGCGCCTGCATTTGGTGAGCTTGCCAAGTTCATCGGCATTGCGACTGGCGTTTACATCATCGCGACCGGCGCAGTTGCGGCATTTAATGCGGTGCTGGCGATTACTCCGCTCGGCTGGATCATCATTGGCATATCTGCCATTACGGCTGCAATTGCGCTGATGATTGCGAACTGGGCCAAGATCAAGGCGTACTTCAAGCCCACATTTGATTGGATAGGCAGTCAGATTGATTGGCTTGTCGGCAAGTTCGGTTTCCTCGCCGACGCGGCAAAGTTCGCCATGAACCCCGGCGGTGCAATCATCGGTGGGGTAACTGCACTGATGAGTAGCAATGGCACTCCGAACGTTTCCGCGTCTCAAATGCCACGAGGCGGCGGAGGCTCGCCAACTGTCAACACAACTGTCAACATGACAGTCCCACCCGGCACCACGAAGGAACAACAGGCGGCAGTAAAGCGCACGGCTGAAATGGCGTTCGGAAAGCCTAACACTTCGCTTGCACGCGATATTTCGGCAAGGGGGCGCTGACATGATCGGGCTGTATTTCGGCGGGCGCGAGTTCAAGACCAACTTTGGCAATGACTTCGGAAACATTGAGTTCGACGCGGTAATTGACGAGGAACATAGCTGGTCGGCGCAGGCAACTAGCAATCCTGTCGAAGATGGCGCGCCTGTGTCGGATCACGTAATCGAGCAAGCCGACAAGTTGCGGCTGAAATGCTTTGTGTCTGATACGCCTTTGACGACCAGTCAGAACCTGACCGCCGGGGATTATAACCAGTCCCCCGCTGGCACTCGCACGCAACCTGTCTTTGAGTTGCTCTATACGATCATCAAGAAGCGCGTGCCCGTGACCGTCTACACCAAACATGCGACCTATCCTGAAATGGTGCTGACGGACGTATCTATCCCGCGCGCTGCTGGCACTGGCGAGGCGCTGGAGTTCAATCTGGACTTTCAGGAAATCCGCCGTGTTAAAACGGAAACTGTGGACGTACCCGCTGGCATTAGCGCCAAAAAGGAAGCCAAAAAGGGCGGGGCTTCTGGACCTGTCGCAAAGAAGGCAGAGCCTAAAAAGGCCGCTGGCAAGAAACAACCGGAGGTTAAGCCAAAGCCTCCCGCCGCCGCAAAGCCGCAAAGCACTCTTTCGAAGTGGTTTAGCTAATGCCGCTCTATCAGAAAATCCCGCTGCTTTCGGAAACGACCGACCAGACGGTTAGTGTGGAACTGGACGATACGTCCTATATCCTACGTGTCCTGTGGAACGAGCGCTTTGGCTATTTCTCGCTGACCGTCTCGACGGCTGATGACGTTCCCATTGTGTCGAACATCAAGATGGTCAAGAATTACCCACTGGTCGGGCAGTTCAAAGATCCGTTCCTGCCGTTTGGCGACTTCTTCTTTGTGCAGGAGAGCGGCTCAATTGATCGTCCCGGATATAGTGACCTTGGCGTGTCGTTCTCGCTCTATTATTATGAGCCTGACGTAACCGCGCCAGAAGCGCCTGTGCTGGTGGAACCCGTCGGGGCGGTTATCGGTTCGCCATGGGATAGCGGCTTCTCGGTATGGGATGACACTGCAACGGCGTGGGATGAATAATGCTGTTTGACCGCGTAGCCTCTTTGGTAATCGGCAAGGCTGGCGAAACCGGCAAGGAATTGACCGGCCTGCGCATTGCGTTTGACATTCAGAAGGGCGCGACCGAAAGCCCGAACAAGTCCACCGTGCGCGTGTGGAACCTGTCCAACGCCACGAAAAAGCAAATCGAAACAATCGGCAATATCGTCATCCTGAAAGCCGGATATGCGCAGGACATAGGCGCGGCAACGATATTCACCGGAACCGTCACCCGTGCCACCACAACGCGCGAGGGGCCGGATTGGATCACGGAACTGGAATTGCGGGATGGTTTCCTAGAGTTCCGCGATACCAAAACGAGCGTGTCCTATCCGCCAGGATCATCGGTCATGCGCGTTGTATCGGACCTTGCCAGCAAGTTCGGGCTAACCGTGCGGACCTTGCCTAGCGACATTGCGGACAAGCAATATGCCAATGGCTTTGCGTTCGTCGGGCGCGCACGGGATGGCCTGACCAAAGCCTGCGAGTTCATGGGGCTGGAATGGTCAATCCAGAATCGCGAGGTGCAAATACTCGGCAAGGGAGGGGTCTATCGCAAGCAAGCCTATGTTCTTTCCCCCACGAGCGGATTGATCGGATCTCCGGAACCGGAAGCCAAGACCATGACGGACGAAGCCGCTGCGCGTGAAGGCGTGACGGCGGAACAGACCGGCGTGACCAAATCCATCAAGGCGGGGCGCGCGGCCAAGAAGCTGAAATCTGGAAAGACGGGCAAGGCTGGCAAGGATCAAGTCAAGCTACAGGTGCAAGGCTACAAGGCCGCGTCATTGTTGCAGCCTCTCATGGAACCGGGCGGATACGTGCAGCTAAAGACGCGCGACATTGACGGCGAGTTCTTTCGAATCGAGGAGGTCAATCACGTTGGCGATACACATGCCGACGATTGGTATTCCGAATTGACTTTGAGGTTTGCACGGTAATGGCTGAAAACTCCAACAACCTTGAAGACGCGCTTATCGGCCTTGTGCAGGGACAATTGGCGGACGTTAACACGGCAATGCCGGGCGTTATCGCATCCTACGCCAACGGCTATGCAAGTATCGTGCCAACTGGCAAAAAGCGTTTTGCAGACGGCGATGAACTGGATTTCCCCACCATTCATAACGTGCCGGTTTGCTGGCCTTCGTTTGCAGGTGGGCAGGCTGGTTTTAGTGGGCCTGTCTCGGCTGGCGACAAATGCCTGATCGTGTTTGCGCAACAAGCCACGGATGGCAGCGACGATCTACGCCAGTTCGACATGACGGACGCCTACGCGGTCCTGTGTGATCCGGGCAATGCGGGAGCGGGTAGCGGCTTGTCAATGTTCTGGGGCGGCGCTTCGATCACGATCGATGCAGGCGGGGCAGTCACGATCGATGCTCCGGGTGGACTGACGATCAATGGCGCAGTCGTGCAGTCAGGTGGCACGATGACCAGCGAGGGCGTTGTTGTATCGACGCATACGCATAAGGGCGTGCAGGCAGGCGCTGCTAACTCTGGCCCACCAAACGCCTAGTGCTTGCTCTTGGCACGGTTTTTGCATAAGGTGCCGCAATGCGCGACCTCGCCCTTTCATCTACCCATGACCTGGACGTAAGTTCTGGCGATATGGTGCTTCTGGACGGCGCGGAACGGGTACGCCAGCAAATCACAATCAAGCTCAAGCTGTGGCAAGGCGAGTGGTTTCTTGATACCGACTTCGGCACGCCATATCTCGCTTCCATTCTCGGCAAGCAATTGACGCTTTCGGGCGCTATCACCGCGCTCCGCAAGTCCATCATGGAAGTGGAAGGCGTGCGCAAGATCACATCATTTACGTATGACTTCGCCAGCGCGACACGGGCATTGACCGTCTCATTTGCTGCGGAAACGCCATACGGGCTTGTAGAGGTTAACGCATGACGCTGACTGTTGCAGGCTTTGAACGGCCACGGCTTACCGAAATAAAGGCGGACCTTGACGCCAAGGTCACGGCGGTACTTGGCCCGGTCAATACCTCTGCCGATAGCGTGACCGGGCAGATACTCGGCATCTTCGCGGCTGCGATGGACGACGTATGGGAAGCCGCACAAGACACTTACGACAGCATGTATCCGGCCACAGCAGAAGGCGCATCGCTTGATGGTGCAGTGTCCTATGTGGGCTTGGAGCGTCTCGCAGCGGCACCAACCAGCGCCATTGCCATGTGCTACGGCACGGAAAGCACGTACGTTCCGGC